GCCGCTTTAGCAGTATTACCCAACATAGCCATCGACGTATTAAACGTATCGGCCATTTTCGTATAGGCACCCTCAGCGACTCCGACGGCATTTACGTTATCGTTAATCGAGGCCTTGACGAAATCCAGTTGGGACATAATCGTCTGGGCACCTTGGCGGGCTTGCAAGTCGGGGAATATTTTCTGAAGAGCCAAGGCTTGGGCAGCAGGCGTCATGGCCTGCAACTTGACTTTAAGGTCGCCCATGACATCGGTCATAGGACGGAAATCACCTGCGGCGGTCTGGGTTTTAACGCCTAATTCATTGATGGCACTCTGAGCCTCCTTGGTCGTGAATTTGGCGAACAGGTTGTTTAGGTTGTTGATATTTTGAGCGGCAGGACCACCTTCTTTGGTCACGCCAGCAATCATACCACCTAATTCGTCCAAACTTACCCCGGCTGCTTTAGCCGATTGGGTAACTGGACCAAGGGACGCCGCTAGCTCATCCGGCTTAACAACGCCTGCAGCTACCGTATTAAAGAATACGTCCTGTACGTGGTTGACATCATCTAGGTTCATCTTATAGGCATTGAGAACGCCCATAATTGCGGTACCGAAAGTATCGGCGTCAGTGCCGGCAGCGACGGCACCTTTTGAGAACTGCTTGACGGCATTTAAAGCCTGGTCTAGCGAGTCAACTTTGATCGAGGAATATACGTTGTAAAGACTGTCACCCAACTGCGCCGCGGTCTGCTTGACCTCGGTCTGCATCATATTGAGGGAGTTGAAAACCTTTTTGGTATCAATATCGGGGGCAATTGTGGAGATATTGGCGACCTGCTGTTCAAGGTCGCCGGCAGCTTTAGCACCGACAGTCGCGATGCCCGTTAACGCTGCACCACCGATAGCGAGACCTTTTGCTAGGTTTGCACCCGCTTTTTCGGCGGCACCAGCTAACTTTCCTAAGCCTTCGACCGCAGTCTTGGCAGCTTCGAGACCCAGCTTCGCAATATGGCCAGCAGCCTCAAGAGCCGCTTTCCCGGCTTTGAGAATTGCGTCACCGACTTGCTTTGCCATTCCGGCAATCTTACCAGTGGCTCCTATAACCGTAACAGCGGCACTACCAAATTTCTTGAGAGCCTCCGACCCTTTATTTGAGGAGTCGGACATCTCCACTTGCTTAGACTTAAGGTTAGCCGAAGCCTGGGCAACGCCAGCAGCTTGTGATTTATAGTTAGCCATGGCCGATGCGAGGACGGTTTGTTTGTCCTTTAACATGCCAGCAGCTTGTGCCGAAGATAGAAGTCCCGTTTTTACATTGGCTTGGATATTAGCGATGTCGGCTTGGATTGACTTTACGGCAGCACTTGATTGGGCAAGACCAGCCTGACGCGCTTGCAAGTCCTGGATTGCTTTAGCCGCAGCTTCCATTGTCACTTTTGTTTTACTGGAACTCTCGGAAATATTCGCCATGTCGCTGCCGACTTTTGCGGTGCTGGAAGATGCGTTTTTGGCGGCATCGGAAAAAGTTTTGAATCCGGATGCCGCGGATTGGAGGGCAGACGAAACTTTGGCTAGACTCTCTAGCCCGGAAGCTTTGGTTTTTACCTCTACTACTTTTACGTCGTCTGCCATTTAGTGGAATCTTTCTCTTTCGTTTGTCCACAGTATGTCCAGGACTTTGTAGAATTCTCGCCACGCTCGAGATTTTAATCCCGATATTTGCCACGGGCGACAACCCCACTTATCGGCGAGGTATAGGTCGGTCAGAAAACTTGATATTTCGACATAACCGCCGCCGATTAAAGGCCAATCGACACCGGGCGGAGCCCATTTGTCGGATATAGTTCTAGCCGGTCTTTTCTCGGCTTTAGCATTCTCAGCTTCTTCTTGGGCCGCTTGAATACGCTTGTGCTGCTCACGAGCCCGGCTTCTTAATTGCTCAATAACGCTTTTTTTTCGTCACCCTCAAGGGCGGCTTTAGGCGTATTAGCATCCTTCTCGGCTTGCTTTTTCTTAGCCGCGGTAACTAACTCGGCATAACGGGTGCTGAGATAGTCGACATCATCTGGATCAATATCATGTAGCAAAACGGCCGGCGTGATGGGAATCTTTTGTCCCGTTGCCCGATTCATCAAAGACCAGTCTACGATGGCTTTAGCAACGGCAATTGCACCTAGTTCAATTGCACCGTACTTAGGTACAGTTTGGCCTTCCAGCTTATCGGTCAATTGGGCGAGACGCTCGGTGTCGTTAATCTCGGCCATCGAGGGCTTGCGCATCTTGACCCAGTTCTTCACGTTTTCAGTATTGGTGGGCAGGTCTTCAATGAGAATGAAATTATTCTCAGTACCTTGCTCGTTGTAGCTTGCCATTTGTATTCTCCTCGGTTATAGTAGAAATACAGGCGGCGACAGTGAACGAAAGTCGCCGCCTTAGAACAATTAGTAAGGGAGGTACTGGCCGTTCAAGACTTTCAGGTTAGCGTTACCTGCAGTCGCGGTATCCAGCACCGCTTCAAAGTTAATATCGGCATCAATTAGGTCGCTGGGTTTAAAGTTGGAGTCGTCGAAGTTTTCGATTGAAATCTTCGGCAAGTTCCACTTGACCGCGTAGTTAGTTGCCGGATCAATGATGTTCCAGTCCAGCTGCATCGTGGTACTGGAATCGAAGATGCTCCAGTACAGTGCTTGTGCCGTCTGTTCTTCATATACCTTGAAAGAACCTTTGACAGCTTGCTGCCCGGCTTTCAACGCATACTTGCGACGGCTGCCTTGGCTGGTATAACGACTCTGGAGATCATTATCACCTTCCAATTTAATGCTATCGATACGAAGCAATGCGCTGCCATTGAACAAGGTTGCAATCATGTCAAAAGTCATGGCATTCTCAGTCGGAATAGTTACAGCACCATTCATCTGAGGAATCTGGATTTTATCCTGGGCCTCGTACCCGATTGAAAGCTTAATGCCTTCTTGGAAGTCCGATTCCATGGACCAACTCTTAACTTTACAACCCGGCATAAAGTAACTATATTTCGCGAGACCGTTTGCGGCAGTTGAGTCGTCATAAGGCACATAATCTTCCATTGCAAACGACGGAAGGTCGCTTGTTGCCGAGAAGAAATTGTGCGTGAACGGGGCAATGACTTTAGCCACGGCTACACCCGTATTGTGTGCTACTAACAAAGCCACATCTAGGGTCAGCGTATTGGTGCTGATGGACACAATCTTGCGGCACTCAGACTTGCTACCCGTGTCAATCTGGATGACATCGTTGGCAAGTAAGCCTGCAGCACTGGCTACAATCACGGTAGTCGCGCCGGCAGTAGTACTACCATTCAGTGTAGTGTTAACGGGCGTACCTGGTGTGGTACCAGTTACGTAGTCAGCACCGACCGCTTTGCCGAGCATACCCACGTTAACCGTAGGCCGCAACATGAAGTCAGCCTTGCCATCAGTCTTGATTTGACCACCATAACGACCCGTCCATTTAGCGCGACTACCAGTATAGGCCTGAGTACCCCATTTGCTCGGGTCTTTGGTTGCGGTAAACCCGTCCAATAATAGAGCATTAACGTTGCCCGGCCATGCGACAACAACGGTAGCACCTTGGCTGTGGTTGTTAGCGAGGGCACTGACTGTACAAGAGGCGTTGGTTACGCCCGTAACAGCGGAAATAACTTTGACTTCGGGGTTAGCATCCAGGAGAATCAGCCACTGGCCGACGCTCACTGCGCCAACATTATATGATGCCCCACCGACACCATTAACGATAACGGTAGTGCCACCTGCAGTTACCGCAGTATTTAAGGTGGTGAAAAACGCACCCCAGACACTCTCGTTACCGAATGTCGTAATTCTTGATGTACCTATAGCCATTTCTAAAGCTCCTTATGAATAAGTGCCTAAGGCGTTATACGACTCTTTGAACGTAGCGGTGACTTTGGTCAGGTAACGGAGATCAACCTTATTTTCCGCTAGTCTTGCCCCCCATTTTGCGGTCCGTACCCGAGGCATTTCTGCAACAATACGACTCTTAAAATGAGTTATCGGGTCCTCTATATCCCAGTTCTGTGCCTTAGGGTCTACCCCGGCACTCTGTTGTTTACAAACGGCGAGGCGTAAGGTTGCTTCAACACTCGATACCATCGCACGAAATACGGCGTCACTATCATCTTGATTGGTGAATTCGCCTGGGACCATAGTCGGTATTGCGGTGCTGAATTTAGCTTGCCACAATACCGCAATTTCAAATATTATGTCTTTGACAATTGTGCCTCGTGCCCCGAATCCAGTTTTCTGAACTTCGTCATCACTGGGCGAGGTTATAATGATATTAAGGCGCTTATAGTCAATGACTTTGGCAGGATATGCCGTTAACACATAAGTGTTATTTACGTCTTGACCGATAGCATTCAAGATGCCTGTAGTTGCATTTTGGGGATAGGAACGCACCGGAGTTAAGCTATCGACAAAACGATCCCTCAGCCAAAGACGAACGGCATGATCAGTCATGTTAGACCTCTTTGCGCAAGCGCCAGCGGCCTAAGAAAACTGGATTGACATCGCCGGCCCACTCAATATCCTGTTGGATAGTGATGCCAACAGTCGAGTTAATAATAAGAGTGGCTTTGCCCGTTTTGTCATCGAACTGGGCAACAGTAGCTGAGAAGCCTTCGTCGCTGTACATAACGTCGTCACCCGATTGCAGCTTAGGCCCGTTGTAGGAAGTCTTAGCTGCTTTAGGTGCTAGCACGGGCGTATCAATAGTATCACTCATTGTTAGCCTCCAAATAATATACGGGTAAAATCCTCAACCGCGGCGTCTACAATTGGGCCAATACTGTCCAGGGCCTCTTGCCCAAAATCGTTGGGCGCGGTGCCGGGATGGTTAACCCGGCGCGTGAAGACGGTTGTGCCGCCCTCTTGGAAAACCAATACACCACCGCCGCGGGCTTCGATTATGTGTGGTGCGGTTCCTTCAATAACGAACCTGGCATGCTGTACTTCTGACAAAATTGTTATTGTGGCCTCAGTACTGCCAAAAGCGTAATCGGCGATTAAACTGTCCTGTAGGTGGGCCTCACCTGTGATACGGTCTTCGCCTCGCGGTGCTTTTTGTTTTGTCCGACCTAATAATTCGGTGCCGACTGTCTGTGCCAATCGTTTAATTGCGGCGGGAGCATTCGAGGGTACTTTAGACCATTTATTGATTAGAGCTTCTAAACTCTGCGCGTTTAATATCTCTATCTCGATCATAAGTCTCCGGCCATAACATTAAAGCTATTATCGAGGCCCGTGTCCCTGATTTTCTTGACACCTAGAAAGCGACCGAACAAAAGCATATAGGTTATTGGTAATAGGCTGTCCCAATCTTGCGGATACAATACTAGCGAGTATTCGCTGACATAAGCATTGTTTGCTGAGCTCGGAACATAGATTATATCGTTCAATACCTGCGGCTTATAATCGCCGGGATCAGGTAAATCTAAGAATATTCGGTGAGTGGGCAGGTCGCCGTCTTGCATTTCGAGAGCTCCACCGCCCACATATTTCAGCAACTCTAGCTTGACATTGCCGCGTATAGGTTGTACGTTGCCATCGGCTTCATAAATCTTAGTCGCCGGAACGCCCCGGTAAACTTGGATATGCGCGTCTTTTAGCAGCAGCATAGTCAGACCTTAGTAGCTATAGCAGGTTACGTTTACAACCGTCGCATTAACGTCGGCAACCAACTTCATGGTTGCATTGCCGGCTGCATTACTGAACATGCGGGGTGTCTGGCCAATGCTAATCAATGCGCCAATACCCGTACCGTTAGTAGCAATGTTAACCGTAGCACCACTGTCGGTTTTAATGGATGGAGCATCAGTACCCATAGCTACCGCCACGTTAGCACTTGCTCCCGCCGAAACAACTAATTCTACAGCATAACAGTTAGCTGGAAGTGTAATCGTAGTTACTGTGCCTGCAGTACCGAGAGTAATAATATCGTTCTTGGTTTTAGCTACCGCGATGATTCTTTCCGGCAAAGTCTGGACTACTTCGGCCGTAGCACCATTCCCGGCAAAGTCGCGGCGTTGCTGAGTTAAATTGGATAATCCGGTAATCGGAATCGTTACTTGTTGGTCAGCCATTTTAATAGCTCCTTATGCAATCGCAATGCGCGTGTAGCGTGACAAAAGCATCATAGCCTCTGACGGAATGCCATAGTCGTTAGTATTGAGAAATGGGTTAAATGAAGCCACTTGTTGGTCACCTAAACGAATACTAGCAACGCCCGGCACAATTTGTCTATTCTTATATGCTTGGTTTATCATAGCTGCGGCAGTAATTCCGCAAGCCGCTTTTATTTCATACGGAACGGTCTGGTAGCTTTTGTACTTTACAATCACTATTGGCTGATCAGTACCTAAAGCTATAAGTGCCGGAACCAGGGTAAACGTTGTAGCCACTAGCGAGGTCAACTCCAGATAATTTTGCTGGTTGTTAATCATTATTGTGTTAGTGGCAAACGTTGCTATGCCTTGTGGTCCGTAGGCAATTTGGAAAGAATCCAGTGACAGCACCGGCGGCTGATTCACAACTATACGATGTGTGTCAGCGTTCCACAAATGTTGCTCGGTAATTTGGTCCGGCAAAAACGTGCGTGCTGTCACTGATTCAATTTTTCTACTGGCTACTGCGATTGCGGATATGAGGTTTACGTCGTTTGGAGTTGTGACGTACTTGAGAGCATCAGCAGTAACCCCAAAGGAAAGTGCCCTCGCCTTAAAATCATCACTGTCCAGATATAGTTGACCAAATATCGCATCGTTAATTGCCATTGTTAATCCTCAGATTCCTCGAGAACTTCGCGCGCAATGGCGAACTTGGGAAACTGTTGTTTGAAGGCAGCAACATCCGTCGCTTCAAGTTCACGGTCCGAGATACCGTCGTCGTCAAAAATATACGTCTTCCACGAGCCTCGAAAACCGGGGGCGACGTGTACATACGTGTTGGTGTCGACAACGGGCGCTTCTTCTTCCGCCGGAGTGGCAGGTTTGACAGGCGGTGTCGGAGTATAAGTTGGCGTCGTCGTCGGCGGGACATTTTTGTTATCCTTCGTGTTGGCAGTATCAGCCATGGTTTCCTCCTGAACTGGAGCCTCCTAGGAGGCTCCATTATTTCAATTACAGTGCCACGTACGGGACACGAATCTTGCGGTTGAACGACGGAATATACAACACTAGACCTGCCATGTAGAACATGATATAAGTCTTGGCTAAAGTGTTGTTGAATGCAACCGGCATTTCCAGAACCGTCGGAGTGGGCGAACCCAGGTAAGCCATAGCCTGGCCATTCGGGTCCATGACCGTGATGTCTTCGACCGTGCTGCCACCGTAGGTGTAGTAGCCCAAACCAGTTGCTTGGCTGCTTGCCGGAATGGTGAGAATCTTCGCCGACCAGTCCGCTAAGGTGACCAAACCGTTCGCGCCGAGGTTAGTCGGGAACGCACCGTTTGCATCGCCGGCCATTACACGGAGGAAGTTCATCAATTCCGAGCTAACTTGCAACTTGGTATTGTAGCTCATCATCAACAGCAAATCTTCCAAACTGCCGCCGACGTTGCCGATTTGACCAACAGCGCGATTAATGATACCCATATAAGTGTCAGTAGCAGCTTTGGTCAATGAGGTCGAGCCACCCTTCAGCAAGGTACGAAGACCATCGGTACCAAGGGTGCTATAAGCACCTTCTTCGTCGTTGACGGTTCTGCCGGCAGTGCTGTAATTGCCCTGGGCATATAAGGCTTGAGCTAGTGAGGCAATGGCGTACGATGCGCCGATGACTTCCAGGTTGTCATTGCCAATCAAGTCATAGCTCATACCCGACTGGGCCACAGCATATTGCAATTTCAGCGAGATAGAACGTGGAGCGGCCATGATCGCGATATTGCTATTGGCCTGTTGGCTGAAGGTCGAGTTGCTGTAAATGCCGCTCAAGTCACCAACGTCCGCGACTAACGAGGCAGTACCCGGAGCTGTACGCTGATTATAACGGTGCAGCAAACCGTTTGCCGGAATCTTACGAACGCGGTCCAAGCCCGGGAACGAGCGAAGGAAGGCTTCGTAGATAATCGGCTCGAGGTCTTGACGAATCAAAGGACCGCCGGATGAACCAGTATCCAAAGCTTTCGAGACCAGGTCACCAACGCCTTTGCTAAAGCCCTTGTTAGCAAAGGCACCTTCGAAGCCCGTCTGGATGGCGCTTAACTGAGGACCACCCCATTCATCAAATGGGGTACCTTCTTTGCCATAACCTTTATTCGCTAAAGTAACGAACAGAGCTTCCAACTCGGCGTTGCTGACCGTGTAACGCTCAATACCGTTACGGTCTTTTTCGCGCTGGCGAAGATAACGAATCGGGTTATCCATCGCATCGTTGGTGGTGAAATGTTTCAAACTGCGGTTTGCTTGAGCCGCATTTTCGAAACTCTTACGCAGACCTTCCATATGATCGCCTGAACGGAATACACCCTTCTTAGCTAACTGCCCGGTGAACACATCATCGCCATTGTCAATACCGGCTCCGGCGATGGCTGCATCACGCTGCTGGGTTTTTTGGAGGCGCGCAGCTAGCTGTTTGCGTCGTTTTTCAAATTCAGCCTTATTCATTATTGGTTCTCCTTTGGAGCTTTGCTAAAATTCTCCAAGTCAGCGAGCGCAGCTTCCGCCTGCTCTTTCCAGAAAGTACTATCAGCAGTAGCCTCGTCGAGTTGTTTCTGCAACGTCTCAACTTGACCCTGTAGCTGTTTTGTGGCAGTATCGCCGGCCGAAATAGCCTCGCGTAGACCACTCAATTGTTTAGCAACGGCTTGTTCGACGATTGAGGTAATATCACCGATACCCTTGGCCGCTTTATCGTCAGCCGGCTTGTCCGAAGAATCACCTGCGTTTGCTGGCTTATCTACGGCTTCATCGTCCTTTTTGTCATCTTCGGCTTCCTTGGTCTTGCACACGGCATCTAATTCAACCGTCATATCATGCACGCCTTGGATAAGCTTCATGTCATTCTTGGAGTGACGGCTACCAACTTTCAGGACTTCTAATTTGCCCTTTAAAAGCTTCATAACCCGATTGATATCAATGTCCATAAAGGAGCGGAGATACTCAACCCGGTCATCGCCCGACATGGCATCCAAATCAGAATCCGCGTCGCCTGCGCTGTCATCGTTTTCTGAAGCGTCCGCGTCGTCACCCGTGTCGAGGCCGCTTTCTTCATCCGAAGCTGCGGTAGTCTTTAATGCCGGAAGTACAATACCAATAACATACTCGCTAAAGCCCGCCAGCAATTCGCGAAGCTCAGCTTCGGGATTTGCTAATTTGCCATCCTCGGCAGCTTCAATCATATCGTTGATGGCGTCCTGTAAAGTCCAGAAAACTTCGTACAGGTTATGACTTTCCATCTCAGCCACAGCCTGGTCCCAAAGGGTTTTAAATTTTGGTTTCATAAGTTGTTTCTCCTGTGGAGGTTGTGGCATGCTTTGTCGGCCAAACAGCGACAACTCGTCTAGAGCCTTTTTTGCCCGGCCTATTGCGGTTAAGAAATCGCCGGGCATGTCGGACATTAAATCACCTAGTCCCTTGGGTTGGACCCAGGCTTGTTGATTTGCCGGAATGCCTACGATACTAACCTCCAGGTAATAAAGGTCTTCGAATTCTTGCGTGCCGTCTTTAGCTTTGTCAGCTTGAGTTACGATAACGCCAACACTAGTACCTAGTGTGACCCGTCCCGCTTCAACGTAAGAATAAATCAATTGTGCACGGGGATTTAAAATCTCAACAACTACGTCCATCTGTAGACATAGGCTCGGGATTGCTTCGCCATTCCGGCCTATCGGCAAGTCTAACTCTACTAGCTCAGCCGTAAGAACGCTTCCGAAAACGTCTTCGGGAACCTTGTATTGATGGTTCATAAAAACCGTAGTGCCAGGAGCTTGTTCTACCATTCGTTCGAGGGCAGTCCGGGCCATACGGTCGTTGTCTAAATCAGGATTGTTAGAGGAGGCAATAATGGTGATAGTCGGTGCGACACCTTCTTCACCCTTCTTCGCCTTGGAAACCTGCACACTTTTCGAGCTCGATAAGAAATTAACCAAAGCATCAATGTGCGCTTTAGTGGCTTTAACTGGGATGAGGCTCTGGTTGTGCACGGCTTTGATTGTCATTTTTGGCGATTCTATTCCAACAAAAAACGGCGGAAGTGAATGACCTATAAGTCAAACACAACCGCCGCTTTCTGCTTAGTTCAGTCTATGAGTTGTATTATTATGTAATAAAGTTAAAAAATTAAGACTCGTCGCTCGAGTGTGTAATTTCGCTGGTCACAAAACGTAAGCGACCGCGATCATATTTCAAATGAATTATACCAGACCCTGAATGATTAAGCAAGGCCTTTAAAGCCTTTTTTAAAGCTGGGTCAGAATTGAGTATGCGGTAATAACGCTCCAGCTGCTCGTCCTCGTTGTTCTTCGCCTGGTTCTGACTGGCTAGTAGCATCGTTGTCGTTGTCATCATTCTGTCCCTCGCTTGGTTGTGGATTTGATAAAGATTCCAACGGTACAAATGTACCACCAGACGGTAACAATAGCTGGTCGGCAAATGGAATCTTTAACGGGTCCATGCCGTTTGCACGGCGGGCTTCGTTGATAGTAGTCCAAGGAACTCCGGCCGTTTGTATTTGAGTTACCTTGGCAATTTTTTCAGCATCCTGTTGATTGAGAATCGGGTAGTCGATTTTGCAGTTATGGTCATCACCGAAGGTCGAAATAATCTTACGGTTCTCGAGGTCGCGTAGTTCACGAAGCGCGGTAGCAATACTTTCCTGGTCCTTGATCATTAGGCTATCGGTATTGGCCCGAGACGTGTCCACCGATAAAGCCATTTGAGGGGTTGATAGACCAAAGATAGCACATACTTCACGGACAAACCATACAAGTGTATCCAATACCTGCATATCTTTGGCCGAGGCATTAAAGTTCATGTACGAGGCGCCGTCAGTACCGCCCATAACAATAAAGGCCCGTCGGACCTGGTCAATTTGTGAACGTACCTCGTCAACTTGCCCCTGCCCTACGCCCTTCCCAAGATTAAGAGCACCATTAGGTGAGGCATTGAGGACACGGTCCTCGAGGAATCTATCGCCCGTCAGTAGGGCTCGAATTGCGGAATCAAGTAACTCCACATGCGAGAGACCTAAGGCATCGTAGCTGCGTGGCCGGACAACCCAGACCATAACCTCGTCATCTTTAAAGCTCCGCGTAATCTCACCATTCTGGGGATTAAATTGGTGGTAGCGGTCATGCTTTATGTTGCCATCCCAGTTACCTACGATGGCAAAGTTAGCGGCATCCTCGACGTTTATTGACCACGGAACAAGGTCGTTGCGTAAGTCAAAGGTGAATACCCCGTGGCCGATGACATAGGCGTCTTCAATAAATTGGCTCTTAATAACGGGGTAGCTATCGTTCTTCTTGTTGGGCTTTTTCAGGAGGGTTTCTATCTCGCGTTTTACGCCCAGGTCCATTGGCTTGGAAAGGTCTGCGGGAACTACCATCGGTTCGGCGTACGCAATGGTTTGGCGATGGAGATCAAGACCGCGGCGTACCCACACACTATGTTCGGCATAATTACGCAGGCGCATGACATCGGTTTTGCGGAACTCATCTTCGCCCTTATTGCCGCCGGCAAGTGTGCCTACACGAACAATGCCTGTGCCCATTGGTACGGAAGGGTTAGCCAAGGCCGTATCGCGCAGAGACTTTTCCGCGAGGATTAGTCGTCCGAGGGTGGTTCTATTCAGTAGGTTTTCGACGAAACTCGGCATCATTATACCCCAATTCTCTAAACACTCGGTGGAATAAAAGCCGTTCATTCTCGCGTGCCCAGCCTTGAGCCAATTCCGCGTAATCGATTTGGGCCCAGTAGTCCTTCAACTCCAGGACCTTTTCAGTACCGCCTAATATTGTAATCTGCCACCCAGGAATAACTTTCATACCGTCGCGGAACTTAATAGTCATGTCAGGCTCGATCTTAGCAAGGCCGGCAGTAAATACAAATGTATTATTATTACTATTACGCTTTACCACAAGCTCTAATCCTTAGATGTTTTAAGTTACCCTTACTTTAGCCAGCCGTTTAAACGACCAATCTCGTCTAGTTCGCGGTGACGAGTATTTAATTCTTCGGCGCGTTCCTTTAAGGCCGCGTTAACTATTGCCGCTGCGTTCTTCGTATACCATGTCCGGAAGCCGGCGTCGGTAGCGCCATTAGGGCAGCCCACTTCGCGATACGTGAGGTAGCCACTCACGTATT